GGCTCAGATGGCGCGTCAGCGTGTCAATAAAATCAATGATCGACTCCCCCGGTGTGACCGAGAGCCTGGGGATTTTTATCTTCGGCAATTGGCCACCCAGCACCACCAGATTTTTACCGACACCTTTCAGCACCGAGCGAATGATTTGCTCAGGCTCCTGGTTCTTAAACTCGCCGGTTTTGGTAATGACGCTGGCCGTGGATAGCTCGAGCAGGTTGGCACATTGAATTTCGATGTGGTGCCGCCTTGCATCAACAAACACCTGGCGCGAAATCACCTTGCCGTTAAATGCCAGCTGGCCAGCCAGAAACACCGAGCAATCCTGACCTGGCATGATTTGCTGCTTGGTCCAATTCTTGACCAGCGGTGAGCCTTCACTGCAAGTGAAGCGGCATGACTGCGGAGGGTTGCCGCGCAGCTCCTGCTTGACGCTGACTGTTTCCCAATCGGTAAAATCCTGGCCGCCCACTTTCAGCCGCGCAATTTCAATTGGCTTGGGCATTGGTCGGCTGTTGCGACTTCTTGATGTTCAATGTGTCAAAAACACCTTGGTCCAATAACTCGGCTTCGGTTTTCACGCCCTTTGGCACACCATTAAATTCAACATGCACACTGGCCCTGCCAGAGCGCATGCCGGGGAACGAGCTGTCGATTTTGTCGCGCGCATCGGCCTGATCCGGCAATTGTCCTGTCCTGCGCGCCTCGGCCAGCCTCACCGCCTCCGTACCAGCATAGCGCGGGTCCATGTCTTTCAGGCTGCGCCGGCGCACACCGTACTGGTCAGCAAACATTGCAGTGCCGGTCTTTTCATCAAAGGTGCCAGGCACAACCGTCATAACGTGTCCGCCAATCTGGCCGGTACTCAAAACCTCATTCGGATTGCCGCCGTAGCGGCGATGATAGTAGGTGGCGAACATGCTGCCGAACGGATGCCCTGGCGCATTGATGTCCTCTGGCTTCATGGCCTCGCCAAAGGTGTGCCAGGTTGTGGCGATCGCGCCGCTCTTGGGTGGCTGGAAACCTGCAGCGCGGGCATACTTGCTGGCCACGATGCCGCAGGCTGCACCGCTCATGTGGTAGCCCTTTTGTGCAAACAGCTTTTGCAGTCCAGCAACATCACCGCTGCGGCCCAGCACTTCGGCCTGCTTCATCGTCTCCTGATCAATGGGGTTGCCAGCTTCATCATTCAGCTTGGCCTGACCGCCAGGACTGCTGTCACCACCACCACCGCTGCTGCTGTAGCCTGCACCGCCGACCCCCATGGGGCCACCGGAGCCGGATTGATTTTGCAGAAGATCGCGGATGTCCTGCAACAGTTGGCCGGAATTTTTCTGAACGTCCAGGCTGTCCTTGCCCCATTCACCGAACCTCTGGGAAAACGAGGCATCACCTTCCAGCAATGTTTCGCTGCCGGTCGGCTCAGCGGCATGCGCCTCGCTGGACATTTGTTTTTTCAGGGCCTCCCAGGCATCCTCCAATTCTTTTTTGTTCGGCAGAAATCCTTTTGGTCCAAACATTTCTTCGCCAGGTTTTCCCTTGCCAGAAAAATCATCCTTCAGACCTTGAAACCAAGTGGTGATGCCACCCCATTCTTTTTCCGTGTTGGTGACAAACTCATTGGTGGAGCCGACCATCGTCATCATCGACGCACCCCAATAATTTGTCATCGTGGTGATGAGGTTAGTCCAGTCGCGGTTGGCTTTCTCCAGCTCCTTCTCGCTGTATTCCCACGGCTGCACCAGGCCGGTCTGGTTCCTGTTGAGCGCCTGCATGGTCGATGCAGTCACACCCAGCGTTTCACCCAGGTACAGCTTGGAGCGTTCACCTGGCACATTCCATTTCTGCCTGATGGCGTCGATGGACCCCATGCGATTGCCTATCTTCTCGGCATCGAGCAGCTGCTTGGCCAGGATCGGGTCATTGGCCGCAACCGCCTTATAGACAGGTGAGGCCGTCTGATAAGTCTTGATGCTGTCCAGCTTGGATGCCAATGAGCCAAGCTGCTGGTTGGCGGTTCCTGCATCAATGCCAGCAGCCGACAGCTGGGTACGCATCCTGGAAACCTCGGAGGATGTCAGGCCGACATCAGTGGCAAAATTCCTCAGCTGCAATTCACCCCGAACAAAATTCTCCATGGCCTGGCTGGCACTGTAAAAGGCCACACCCAAACCAACCGAGCCGCGCAATGCACTGACCAGGTTGCTGCTCTGGTCCTTCATCGCCTTGAGCGGCTTGGCGGTCTTATCAATCTGCTGGCCGAGCTTTTCCATCTGCTCGGATGATTTGCGCAGGCCGGTGCCGGATTGATCACCCAGCGAAATGATTTCCTTTTTTAACTCCTCAACCCTCCTGCTCAGCTCGCTGACGAATGACAGCAGGGCTTCGGAGTCGAAATCGTTGGCGGGCATGACTTACTCAAATGAAAAGCGGTTGTAGTCAGTCACGCCGCCGCCTGCCATCGGTGCCTGCGGCGAACGGTTAATTTTCAATTTCTTGAATGGGCCTTCATCCAAAATCTTCGGGTCGGCCGTCGATCCCTGGGATGTGCCGCTGAAATCAACTTTGATCTTGGCACCACCTAGATCGCGGCTCGCGACAAGCGACTTTTCCAAACTCGTCCTTGCTGTCGTAACTCGCGCACGCCAAGCCTCATAACTCTGCCTGCTCGAGCTGCCGCCGCCAGCGGTCCCCGGTGAAAAGAAACTTTCCCCGGCATATTTTTTCTTAAACGTAAACGTCCCTGATGCCGCCTCTCTTGCTGCTAAAGCACCAGATGCATTATCAGTCGCATAATCACTGACATTCGAGCCAGACAGGGCTTTTTCTAAATTGCGCTCGATCATCTTCCTGATCTCGGGTCTGCGCAAAGACCGAGGATCATAACCGGCGTAATAGCCGCCGCGCCCTTCACTGGCCAACTTTGCTGCCTGCTCTAAGCTGGTGCCGCGCTGGGCTGCGCGATTCATCATGCTTTCGATAACTGCCAGGTTTGCTGTCGGGTCTTTGTTTTCCCCAGACGCAATCCCTAGTATTTTTTCTTTAAGCCACGGCTTGGCTTCTAATTCTTTGCGAAATGCATCCCGATTTACTCCTGCTGCACCATAGGCCGGATCATTGCTCGTTTCGGGGACATGCCCATCGGCCCCGGTGCCGCCTCGCGCTGGTGTGCCAGGTGTGCCAGCCCCACTGCTGCCAGGATAGCCGCCGCCGCGACTGCCACCGCCGCCCCAAATACCTTCCTTGTCACCACCTAGCAGGTCACGAATATCCTGCAGCGTTTTGTTTGAGTCCTTCTGCAGCTCCAGCTCATCCTTCTGGGTGCCCTCGGCTGAGAATGAGCGCGGCCTGGCGTTCTTCGGCAAGGCACCCTCATCTGCATCACCCCATTCGCCAAATCGTTCATTGAAAGTATTGTTTCCAGAGGAAAACAACCCTTTGATTTCCTCCGTGCTGGGCAGAATGCCTTTCGGCCCGGTGATGTCCTGCTTGAAAAATTCCCGCAGCGCGCGGATTTCTCGTTTGGTGTTCTCGACAAATTCATTGGTCTGACCAACCATGCCCATCAGGGTGTAGCCCCAGACATTGCTCATCGTGGTGGTGAGGTTGGTCCAATCCTTGTTGGCTTTCTCCAGCACTTTTTCATCATAAACCCATGGCATCACCAGCCCCTTGGTATCCTTGCCCAAGGCTTGCGCTGTCGATGCATTGATGCCCAGCTTATCCTGCAGATACAATTTCGAGCGCGGTGCACCAGGTTCGTTGAGTTTTTCCTGGATCAGCTGAATGGATTTGAGGCGGTTGCCAACCCTCTCGGCATCGAGCAACTGCTTGGCTAGAATGGGATCATTGGCAGCAATATCTTTGTAAACCGGCGAAGCCGTGGTCAGCGTCTTGATGCTGTCCAGCTTGGATGTCAGTGCGCTGATTTGCTGGTCAGCAGTCTTGGCATCAATCCCGGCAGCCGACAGTTGCACACGCATTCTTTGAATGGCGCTGGCTGAAATCCCCACATCGGTTGCGAAATTGCGCAGCTGCAATTGGCTTTGGCTGAAACTTGCCATGGCCTGGCCCGCGCCAGCCAGCAGGCCAACTATGCCAACAGGTCCGCGCAGCAGGCCAACCAGGCCTGCTGTCTCGTTCTTCATTCCTTCAATGTGCTTGGTGTGCAGCTCGACAGTTTTGCCAAACCTGTCGGTTTCGTCCGAAGCCTTGTGCAAGCCAATGCCGGATTGATCACCGACGCTGACCATTTCCTTTTTAAGATCGGCAAATTTCTTGGTCAGCTCGCTCAGAAAACTGAGCATGGCATCGGAGTCAAAATCAGTCGGCATCGTCCGCTGGCCTCAGCTTCTGTTCAAGCTTGCCTGTCCAGATCACATGGCGCGTCACTTCGGAAAATGGCATGTCGAGAAATTCGCGCGGATTGCGCCCGTAATATTTGGCGAGGCGATAGCAATCAAGCACCATGCTGTCATCTATATCTCGGGAATAAAAAAACGGTGCGCCAGTGCCAGGGCTGCATACTCCCAATCTTTGGTGGTCATGGCTTTAATGGTGGAAGGCGGCACTGCAGCCAGGCGGCTCATCATGGCGAACATAGCCTTCGTCTCATAGGTCATCTTCGGCTCAGCCTGGTTGAGAAAATCAACCATCACTGGTGAGCCACAGGCCTCGATGTCGCCTGCGGTCGGTTCACGAAAGCGCAACTCCTTGATTTCCTCACCATGCGCCTGCAGCGGCTTGCGCAACGGAATGACCAGCTCAGTGACTTCCGCGCCGTTGACTTTTTTCGGTTCGGTTTCGTCAGCCATCACATAATCTCGTCACAGCTGATGCCTTCCCACTTCACGCGCACCATGCCGTCGCGGGCATTGATGGCGAGCGCCGAGACACACCAGCCTTCGCGCAAGACGTAGGTGGAATTGTTGGCCAGCTCGGCCGTGACTGTCACATTGGTCATGCCATCGAAATCTTCGACAGCCAGGCCCGGCACGGTTGACACATCACCTTCAATGGAAGGCACACGCGGCAATTCGCTGTAGCCGTGAATGTAGTCCTGGCCTGCGATGCCCGCGCGCTCGATCACTGATGGTGTCACGGTGAAATTGCCGCGCAACGGATATTGATTGCCATCCACTTTAAGGAAGGCGATGCCTGCTATTCTCTGTGCCATTGTGTTCTCCTATGATGCGAAGCCAAGAACTCCGCACAGGCATGGTTGAAGATTGCGGCGCGTGATTTCGCGCAGCAGTTCTTGGTCATCGAACTTTTCAATGCGTCCAAATCTGCGCCGGTTATCGACCTGTTCTTTTTTGGTCGCCCACCGGCAGTTACTCGGTTCGTAGTTTCCGTTGTTGTCGATGCGATCCAGTGAATGGCGTGCAGATGGTCGGCGGGCCATGTCGGCTAGGAAGTGTTCGTAAGACTTCCATCGCTCACAAACTGTGATGCCGCGACCGCAGTAGTCAGCGCGGCCTTTATTGCGGCAGCGTTCATGCATCGAAACCCACACCCGATACTCGGACGTGCGTCTGATGGCCTCGCCGTGCTTCCGATTTCTTCGACTTGCTTTATTGTTGGCAATCGCGTGTTTTATATTTTGTTTGCCAACATCAGAGCGCAAGCATCCACATGATTTGGAATGACCACGCGAGAGCGTAGTTCCGCAGATCAATTTGGTCGTGCCGCAATCACACTGACACGACCAGTATGTTCGTCCGCTTCGGACTTCAGCTAGTGCTGTAACGGTCCAGCGGTGAAAACGCTGGCCGATAAGCTGAAGCTGTCTCACCGTTGCTAAGCTGCGATGGCAGTATCCAACCCACGGTCGTACTGTAATCGGAACTGACACAAAACGGCAAAGACGCGAAGTTGGTTGATTAAATCTGGCGGGTACAAAACATTTACGCGGTTCGGATCGTTCGGATCACGCTCAACAATTAGGTTGGCCTTGAAGGCCGCGCCGTTCTCCACCAGGCCGTTGAACTCATCGACGCGATACTGTGCGACCAGCTCGGCCTTGATGATCTTTGGCGTGACGATGGCCTGGCCAGCACCGAACCTGGTGCCATCATCAGCCAGCTTGTGCCTGGGGAATTTGCTGGTGATGGCTTGGCGCTGATTGCGCAGCAGTGCCGTCAGCGTCGCCAGCGTTGTCACCAGCTCATAGGCATCATCGGAATTGCCGTATAGGTTTTTGGTGTAGGTGGTGCTTTCCCGCATGATCATCGGCGTGATGTTGACCGTGCGTTGCGTGGCAATGCCGCCGTAGGCGAGCTGGTTTAATTCTGAAAGCAGGAAGCGGCCCTGGCCCTGTGCAGGCAGACAGCCATCCAACTGCAATGTCTGCAGCGGCCTTGCCGGATCATTGACCAATGCGCGGGCTGCCTTGGAGGTGTAAGCAGCAGCCCATTCATAGGTCGGCGTCGGTGAGGTCGGCTCAATCCCCATGATGGAGTTTTGCGCGCTGTTGCGCGTGTCACCAAATGTCAGCAGGGTGGCCAGTGTGCCGCGCTTGGCTGCGTAGAGACCGCCGTAATGCTGGCGGATAAAACCCCAGCGCCCGCTGTCGGAAAATCCAAACTCGGTTTCCCAGGCGAGCAATGAGGTTGAGTCCGTGAACGGCATGCAGACATAATCAACCTCGGTTTCGCCAAGATTGGTGATGGCTGTGGCCATCGGTGGCACACCAGTGCCTCCGGTCATTGGCGTGTAAGTGAGTGTCAACCCCTGCGGCAATGTTTCACCGCCGACGCTGCCGTAATAGCTGTCCGACAGTTGAATGTCGTCGCCCTCGGTGCCCTTGAATTTTGCTGTGACGGTGACGGCTCCGGCTGTTGCTGTTGCCATCACCGGCAGAGCGGCATTGGCATTGATGGCTGCAGCAATGGCTGTGGCAACAATGGTTGGCGTATCAGTGGCACCGGCATAAACGGGGACATTTTGCCCGGCGATGTAGAGGTTGAGGGTGCCTGCCTGCGTCGGCGCGGTGCTGACCGTGATCGAGCCAGCAGCAGCAGCTCCGGTCGGGTCGGCCAGTGGCAACCCCCACACCGGGTTCGCCCAATTGTTGGCGAAGAAGGCACGGAACATGCAAGCCAGGTGTGAGCCTTGACCGAACAGAGCATCGGCCTGCGCCTGTGATGCAACAGGGATTGGCACATCATGGATTGCTGTCCCTGTTGAACTCATAATGCCGACCAGGAGCGACCGCCCCAGCGTGGCAGGCAGCCCGGCCATCGAGCTGTCCAGCTCCACCCAATAAAGCGGCATGCGCCAATTGGACGGGATCGAATTAAACGAGATGGGCATGCTGCCCTCCTTTGCGGTTAGCGCGCGCAGATGCGCGAACGGCCCGCCGTTTGGCAGGCCGTGTTCGTTTCAGATCAGTGAGTGATTTACTCTGTCTTGGATTTCGATTTCGCGCTGTGCCTCTCGGCCCCTGGATCACTGGTGGTCACATCACCATCGCGGATGCGCCGTGCTGTGTATTGATCCTCCGGCCACTCCATCGGCCCCTCGGCTTGAAAGTGTATGTTGCCGGTCGGGTGATAAATCACGCGGCGGATTTCATCGTTCTTCGGCCAGACTTTCATGGATCAGTCTCCAGGTCATACTCGGCATCGACTTGTTGCACCTCGGCAGGATCACTGCCGGGCGGATATTGCGTGGTCAGGTGCACCAGCTTCAGCACATCTGGCACCAGCGGCGGGAAGTCGCTCACGCCCAGGTCAATGGTCAGGGTGAAGCGGCTCTCGGCAATCGGGATGGAGTTGTCGGCACCAGCATTGCCGAACTGGTGCGTTCTGTTGCCGCGCGCATAGCCTTGGATTTGCGCGGCCGGATTGAGATAAAGCGACGGGTCAGTGAACAGCGTATTCGTCAACAGCACCCAGGCATCATCCAGCGTATTCTCGGCAGCGGCAGCATCATTGTTCTGGATGATGATGGAAAAGCCATAGAGCGCCTGGATGCGAAAGCGCGGCTCACCGGCATTGATGTCACCATCCGGCAGAAAGTCATCGTTGATAAAGTAGATGCCACAGAACGGGATTTTTTCCGGCTGTATCTGCTCGGCCTTGTTGGTGCCAAACTTGAAGCCAGCAAAGTTTGGCATTGCCTGCACACGCGCCAGCATGGCATCACGCACAATCAGCGAATAGCTGCTGCTCATGGCTTGGCAGTCACCAGCCGCCGCAGCGTCAGCGTTGTTTCACCGCCGCCGTTGGGATCGGCGTCAATCACCTCGAATGATCCTTCGGCAAGCAGGCCGATAGGATCAGCAGGCACATTGATGATGTCGCCCTGCAAAGGCAGCACGGCAAATTCCACCTCACGAATATCCAAGATCACGCGCGTCTCCGAAATGATCGAGCCATCCATTGCTTGCACATCAATGGCATCCACATCAAAGATGCCGCGCGCATTGTAAGCTGGGGCAGCGGGCTGGCTGGCGACCGGTGTGACAGTGATGGCGCGGCCAAATAAATCCTGCGCAGGCAGATACACATCCGTGGAGAAATCAACGGGCATGTTGCATCCTCATCGTGCGGCACCTGTTGAGGTTTTTCTAATCTGCTTGAACAATTTGCGCGCGGCGCGTCTGCCTCTGGCGCGCGACAGCCGGCGCATTTGCATCTTCTTGCGCTTGACGCGCCCCATCTTGCGGCCGCGATACTGCAGAGTGATCGCGATGTATTCGAGCCTGCCGGGTATCCAGCGCCCATGCTCATCGCGCGGCTGGCTGCGCCAATCATGCCGCCAGTGATTGTCCAACCAATCATCACGCGAACTGGCCCAATCGGTGCGCGCCCAGGCTGCCCTGCTGCCTGCACCATGCTCACCATGAATGCGGCGGCGGGTGCCACTGACCAGATTTAAAATCTTGCTCTGCCAGGCCGACTGTTTCGGCACAGCCTTGTTAATCCAGCTTTCACCAAGCCGGTTAATTTCACTCATGCCGCCAGTGTCGATGGCCTGGCCAATGCGGCCAACGGCATCGCTGCCGAATGGGCCGCCCAAAGTTCGCATCAAGAAATCTTCGCCCAGCTTTTCCAGCTTGTCGGACAATGCCTTGTCCAGCAGGTTGTCATCACCTTCGACCAGGGCAGCAACCAGCTTGGCGATCTGGCCGACGCCGAGGCCCGGCATCAGACCGGGAAGCGCATGTAGTGATAGAGCAGCGCGGTCACGGTATCGCCAACCACGGCCAGCGGTGAATGGCTGCCGGTCTTGCTGCTGCCCAAAGGATCAAAAAACATGACCCGCGCATCCTTGTGCGAAATGCTTCTGACACCAGACATATTGAGGCCGCGAATGAGCTGGCCGCGCGCAGCCTGCACCAGCAGGAACATGGCCTGCTTGAGTGCTGGCGGTGCATCATCCGGCAAGTCATAGCCGCCGCTGTAAGTGACAATCAGCGGCTCGGCCCAAGATGCCAGGCTCAGTTTGCCGGTAGTGTTTTCGAGCTCAAAATCAACCGCATTGCCGTTGACCGTGACGGTTTCAATATCGGCATCAGCCACCGGGTAGTGCGTCAGGAAAATGCGATAATTCTCATACGGTGGCGGATCACCGCGCCAGGTTTCCTCAACCTTTTCCTTGGCGAACACGCGATTGCACATGGTCGCCACCACATCACTGTAACCGTCAATCAAAGCCTGCAGCTGCACATCCAGGCTGGTGTCGGTCAGGCCGAATATTGATTTGAGTTCGGCCAGCGTAATCAGTGCATAGCTGCTGGCTGGCGTGATGACCTTGACTGTGATGTCGGCCATTTATTTGGCCTCGATCTGGAATTGTTCAAACAGGGTGCGCAGCTCCAAAGCTGGTGCTTCACTGCCATCTGACATGATGGGCGTGGCGCGAAACTGTTTTCTATCAACCGCCCACTGCAGGATAGTCGGAGCTGCAACGCCACG